TATTTCCTTGTAAATCTTTAAAGTCTGGAATAAATCTTCGCATCGCTAAGAAAAATTCTCCATCCGTTCCTTGTATATTTAAATCAAAATCATAAGAAGTCAATGTAGAAGTAATAGCAGTCGTTGTTCCATTAGGATTCACTTGATCGGTTCCTACATGATGTTCAAAATAAATAGTTTGACCTAAACCACTTTGTCCTACCACTGCAGGAAAATTTCCACTTGCACTACTGTTATATTTAGTTGCAAAAGGATTAGGATATACGGTTGCATCAATCCATGAAGTTCTAGCTTCGGTTCCTATATACCACACTTGTAATTGAGGAGAACTTTCTCCATAATTATACACTACATATTGGTCATTAAAATCAGAACCGGTTGTTGTATAATACCATATTACTTCGGTATGTAAGTTATCAATTCCTGCTGAAATTTGCTGTCCTTTTGTAGTGTCAATTTGATTATAAACATAATCTTCCACAGAACAAAGTAAAGATCTAACCGTACCATCAAATGCAAAAAATCCATTGGAACTCATCCAATAAGCAACACCATCGATTTCTACCGCTGCATTTTTACCTATTAATCCACAGTTGGTTCCTACTTGTTCAAATCCAAACGTAAAAGGAGCTCCAATATATTTCATGGTATATAAAGCATTATCCGTCCAAACCAGAATACTTTCTTTTGCTTTTAAAGCACCTACAATTTTTGTCCCATCTTGAAGTCTTTGTGTACCTGCTGAGTTAATAGCAGTAGGACTATAAATATTAATTCCTTCTTGATCCGAAAACCTAATAAACATGTCATCTTGAGAATTAGTATCTCCAATAATAGTTTCTGTTCCTAAATGAATTAAGTGACGAGTGGTAGGTGAAATTAAAGTTGCTCTCGTTGCAGTAGGATTATTGGTAGTTTCAAATCCACTTGTAGTAGTAGATGCTCTTGTTGTAAGTCTAGCTGCAGCTCCTGCATTCCAGGTAAATGTTTTTCCATTAGCAATCGTTGCAATAAGTACTTGTCCATAATTATCTAAAGACCATAAACCAGGTTCTAGTGTAACATCAGATGCGGGTGCAGCTTCTCCCCAACCATCGGATCCCCATGTAGAAATACCCCAACCATAACCATAGGACTGTTCTGCAGGGCCCACGGTTTCATAAGGTTTAACATCAATACTTCCACCCGTAGATACGGTTGCGGTTGCAGCTGTACTTTGAGTAATGGTAAATTCTGTATTAGATGAAACAGTCGTTACTTGAAATAATTTATCTTCAAAATCTGCATCCGTATATCCTGTTCCACCAGGTAAAGTTACATTGTCTAATAAAACAATATCACCTATAATTAAACCATGAGCTGTTCCTGTTGTAACCGTACAAACGGCAGAAGCATTGGTCGTTGCAATGGTTGCTCCCGCTAAGGTAGTACGAATGGGTGTAATATCATACAGCTGACCTTCAAAATAGATTAATAAAAATTTATCCGAACCTAAAGCAACGTATCTATTCCCTTCAATATCTACAAAAGCATGTTGTTTACGAACCACACCTACAACGGTATCGGTAACTAAAGAAGCCCAGCCAGAAACTTTTTCTGGAAGGCCATAACGAAATCGTACATTATCACAATCAATCCAACGGTTTTCCGCTCCTACGACTGTATTTTGTTTATCAATTCCTGGTAAGAATTTAATTTGTTGGAGAGGCATCAGACCTCCTAAATATTATCTTTATATGTCCAGCCACGTGTAGAATTGACATATACTAAAGTAAAAGCTATTCCACTAGTTGAAACAGTTAAATTAGAAGCAGCACTATTAATATTAGATCCATTTCTATCAATTGTTAAATTGTTAGAAGCAAAATTATTTCCACTATCTATAATACTTACTTCATCTCCAATAGAAGGAGAAGCTGGTAAAGTAACCGTTACCGGTGTACCTATTCCTGATCCGGAAGTATCTATTAATAATTGATCTCCATTAACTGCAGTATAATTTGCAGGAATGGTATAATAACCTTTTTTTCGTAAACCTAAATGAATATTCGTTCCATCCGAGTATATTAAATTAGTTGATTGAATAGGTAAGGTTACTCCTGTTCCTGATACGGTTTTAACGGTTAATGTAAAACTAGAGGCAGATCGTGAAGTAGCATCTTCTACAATAAATACTCTTTCTGCAGCATCAGGCATCGTGACAATTCTGTTTGCTGTTAATGTTCCTGTTAGTTTAAAATATAAATTCTTTCCATTAGATACAGCACCATTCGATAAAGCTAATGCCACATCAGACGCTGCTACATCAATCGCTATATAACCAGAAGCTGCTTGTTCTAGTTGTTGTAAATTGGTATTGGTAATCGTTCCCCATGTCCCTGATTTTTCACCAGTGGTCATAAGTTCTAATTTTAAATCACTTGAATAAGTACTAGCCATATTTCTCCTACGGATTATCTGGATCTATTGGTATCCAGATTTGTGATACTCCTGGGGGTATCGGGTTCCATGATATCACAGAAACGGGGTTATTTGCAAGGTTAAAACGATTGCCTGTAACTGGAACAGTAATAACTATATTTATGGTAGTGTTACCAATACTAATATTTAACTGATTACCATTTGCTAAAATAGTTGCATTTTGTACAAATTCGCTTGCAAAAGGTGCTGATGAAAATGATGTAGCTCCAAAAAACATAATTTATCCTATGGTGTTTGTATCCTTGTCCAAATTTGACTTACTCCTGGGAGCACTCCATCCCATTTTCTGACGTTTACAGTTGTTGTAGTACCTACATCTAAACCAATTCCAGAAGGAAGTACATTAGCATTTGCTATGATGGTAACGGTTCCTGTGCTTAAATCAAATCTATTGGCTGTAACAATAACAGTTGCATTTGCTTTAGTCGTTACATTACCAATGGTTAAATCTAATCTATTACCCGTTACACCGATAACCGCTTTACCAATAACCGTTACGGTATTCGTAGATAGATTAACTTTAGTTCCATTAGGTAATACAGTTGCTTTACCAATAATTGTTGGTGTTCCTGTATCTGTGTTAATTTGAGATCCTGTGACAGGATATCTAAATGCATAGGTAGGACTTCCCGTATCTAAATTTAATTGATTTCCTACTAAAGCTACTACAGCATCCGCGGTCACCGATACATCACCAACAAAGGTATTAACTTGAGAACCGGTTACTGGATATTTAAATGCATAGGTAGGTGTTCCTGTAGCAAAATTAAATTGACTTCCTGTTGGAACTACATTGGCATTAGCAACAATAGATACTAATCCTGATCCAATGTCCGTTGCAACACCGGTTACATCCACTCGTTGATTAACACGAATAACAACATTACCAAGAGCAAAATTAAATTGATTACCGGTAACATCTATATTAGCAGCTGCGCTAATTCCTACCGTACCTGTGGATTGATTAATTTGAGAACCTAATACATCTACATATGCATAAGGTACTGGACCTTGAGAAGCGAAAGGCGCTTCGGAAAACGATACCGCCCCGAAGTACATGGCTACGCTCCGTTATCGATTACTTCGTTGCCTGCGGCAATCCATTCTTGGATAGCTTGATAATCTGTGTTTGCTTCGTCTAGTGGTACAGATTTTTCTACATTAGAATCTACATAAGTTATTTGATAACTTACAAATTCTTCATTAAAATAATTTTTTTTAATTGTATTTATTTTCATAATTATAACTCCGAACTAAATGCAATAGATGCAGAAGAATTTGTTGATGTCCATATACCAGCTCTACCTGCTGTATCTGATGCTGTACTTGCATAAAGTTGAGTTGATGTTAAATTAGTTCTATTAACTGATAATCCAGCATCAATAGCTCTGCCATTACCAGCTACATAAACTGTATAATAACTTGAACCACTAGTAGCAACTACAGATGGAGCTGACCTCATTTCTACAGGAAAATTAATAATTGTATCAACACTAGTAGTTGTCCAATATGAAGCTATTCCTACTGTTTTACTAGTTCCTGAAAGATACTGAAAATAATATCTTTGGCATCTTTGTAAATTCACATCAACAGGCAAGAACTCAAACTCGGATGCTGTATCACCTGCCTCTAATTGTACTCCTGTGATGTTGATATAATTAGATGTAGCGTCTGCAAGATTGACTTGACCTACTGCCATATTTGATGCTGTTTCAGCTTCCCAAGAAGTGGCTAAAGTTCCTGATGTAAAATTAGAACCAGCACCAAACCACATTTGTAATTGTAAAATATTTGTATTTGTGTTTCCTATTGAACCAACTGTATCTCCAGCATAAGTAATTGTTTTCTTTTCCCAAGTGTCTGCTGAATTAATTGTATAAGATTTTGAAATATATCTAACAACATTATCATTGTAAAAACTTGCATTATAAGTTCCAGTTTTATTAGATTTTACCCAAAATGAAAGTGTAAGACTTTCAGCATTAGCTGTAGCATATTTTAAATATTGTAAATTTTGACCTTCAATAGCTTGCATAATCCTTAATCTATCACCAGCTGATGGAGAAGCATCAGCAGTTGTGCAATCTAATTTTAATGATTTAGCAAAACCTTGTCCTGTCGGTACATCACTATCTTGTGACATAGTCCAAGTTCCCATAGTTACCATATTAAAATTAAATCTATCTAAAGTATAATATCCACCACTAGTAATACCACTTACAGAAGTTCCTCTTTGAGCAATACTCATATCTCCATTGATGATGATGTTCTTAAAATTAACAATATCCGATAGTTTTTCATTCGCGATGGAAGCATCTGGAATGGTGTTTGCTATGTTTGTAATTCGTGTAATTGCCATATTATGCTCCTATAATCGCTTTAATTTCTTCTTCGTCTAATCCTAGTGCAGCTAGTTTCGCAATAGCTGATTCTTTTTTTGCTAATGCATTTGTTTCTTCGTCTTTTAATTCTTGTTCTACAATGGGTATCATAGCTTCTATGTCAGCTTTAGATATTGGTGCTGTTCCGTTCAACCAAGTTATTTGATTAATATCATTAGCATTAATACTAAATTCTGCTGTTGGATTTATTTTTAATATTGCTTTTTCAATCATAATTTTATCCTGCTATTTCCATTACTGTTATTGTTGATATAGTACGATAATCAGTGTTTCCTTGTCTTTCATTAACATACAAAGTGTTTCCACTTGGACTTCTCATTTGTAATTTATATGTAGTTGCTGATGTTGTTGATGGAGAATCTAAAAAATTCATTGACATTCCTTCTCCTCTATCTGCTTCTATTGTAAATCCCATTGTTGCAGCAGTAGAAGTTGAACCAACTCCAATAGCTGTTGAACCTCTTACTATTTGATACGCACCTGTAGATGCTGCTGTTGCATCATGTGTTCCAATACAAACCATTACTAAAATTTTATTTGATGTAGAAGTTGGAGTAACTGAAACTGATAATCCTGTTATATCTGTAAATGAAGTTGAAGTAGTACTAAAACTATCTGTTTTAGTTGTAGATTGAACTTGCAACACCTTACCCATTCCAGTAGCACCCGTTGTGTAAGTAATATTTCCAGCACCATCAGACGACAATATCGCATTGCCACCAGAATCTTGTAAACTATCTACTTTTAAAATACTTGTCATAATCTTATCCTATTAATGCTTTAATTTCATCATCCGTCAACCCTAAAGCTTTGAGTTTAGCGTTTGCTGATGCTTGGTTATCTATCTTTGCTTGTGCTTCCGCTGCCATTTCAGCTTCTACCGTTGGTATCATAGCTTCTATTTCTGATTTAGAAATAGGTGTAGTACCTTCATGCCATTCTATTTCACAAGTGTTAATATCAGAACCTCTAACAACTACTTTTGCGTTTGGATTAATTTTTAATATTGCTTGTATTATCATACTGCTATCTCCATTAAAGTCATAGTAGATACTGTTCCACCACTAACACTATTTGCATTAATATTTACTGTTCCAGTATTGTTAAAACTATTAAATGTTATTTTATATGTTGTACTTGATGTTGTAGATGGAGAATCCAAATAAGTAGTAGATGCAGAACCAACTGCAACAAAACCACTATCATTAGTATAAGCACCTATAGATTCAATATTATGAATATTGGTAACTCCTCTAACAAGTTTAAGTGATATACCTGTATTAGAACCACCCTTATAAATACCATTTATATTAACAAATACTAAAATTTTATTTGATGTGGATGAAGGAGTTATTGATGCAGTTAATCCACTATCAGCAAATGTACTTGAACTTGAAGTTACATTTGTAGAAAAGGTTGCATTAACAACTTGCAAAACCTTACCCATACCTGACATAGTAACACCTGAAGGTATAGTAACTGTTTCC